CGTATCTGTTGTCGTCTTTTGTAAATTCTAGTTGAATATTATACCCAGCATTTACATAACGATTTGGTATATCTGCTTTTTTAATACCTTTTGAGTTTTTGTTGTATAACGCTTCTTCGATAATTAACGGTATGGACGACTTGCCCATACCGTTAGTACCAAGAACTTGAGTTACTGTATTACTACTAAGATCCAACTCATTGTCTGCGCCATAGCTAAAACAATTACTCCATCTCAATTTTTGTAGCGTAATCATTAAATATCCCTACTATCTGCGGTATTCTAGGTTCTGGTATTTCTAGAATATAGGTTAAATACTCTACTAACTCTTCTTGAATAGTCATTTCTTTATTCATAACAAGCGTAGCTTCACTACTTCGTTTTACAACTTTCTTGTCAAGAAGGTCACTATTCTTAATATTTGCTAGCTCCTGTATATCTCCCTCTATCTCATAGATTGTATGGTGGTAGTCTGTAGGAACCATTTCGTCTGTACTTGATACGGTTTTCCGTATAAGTTGGGGCAGTTCAAATGCATCCCACATCCATGACCAATTCTGTGGATTAATTAAGAGGTAGCCGGTCTGTACCTCATTTCTATGAAATGAAGTTGTCATTGGGCTTCCTGGATATACAATATTTCTTTGAGTATTGCTATGTGCGTGTAGATCTCCTGCAAATACTACAGGGAAATCTTCAAACCTCTCAAGGTCTACCTCTGGTTTAACATGAGGCGGTATTTCTCCTCTAACATGAGTAAAAAGAGGTTTACTCTTGTTAAACCAATCAATACTATCTTTTTTATGAAGTTCTGCATAGGGCAGTATTCCATACCCTAATCCAGGATCTATATAAGAAATATCGACAATGTGTACCAGAGGGTTTATATCTCTTGAAACTTGTTTTAGCTGAGAGAAAAAAGTTTTATTCTTTCTCGTAGCTTCATGATTGCCATCATAGATAATAGTTGGAATCTTTACTTCCCGAATAAACGAAAAGTAAAGTTCCAGCTCTTCCATGTTCGGCAGACGGTCAAATAAGTCTCCTCCTATAATATGAGAACTACACTGCTTTTCAAGAGAATGAATCTGCTCGAAAAACAGTCTATACCTATTTAATGCCCACTCGCGTGGAACATTCTTTTGTCCTAGCTTGATGTGCCAGTCTGCCGTGAATAAGATCATGATACGTTGAATTCATCTTCCAAAGTTTCGTCAATATCGCCAGCACTGTCTTCACGAATTTCGTCAAGGAGTGCTTTCTGTGCATCTGGAGTAGGACGAGGCATAACGTCATCCATAGACTTCAGATCTGCAATTGCGGCCATCTCTTTCTCATCGAGAGCACGCTGCTTGCACTTGAGTACTTGTAACTGATACTCTACGTTGTAGGGCAGAGGTCCAGTCTTAACACGCTTGAACTTAACGTCCCAGCCTGTTTCTGGGTCAGTAGGATCGCCCAGATCTTCTGCTGCTGTAAGAATGGCTTCAAACAGCTTCTTCTTGAGGTTGATGATTTTTACTTCGCCACCATCAATACATTGCATTGCGTAGCTCCAGCCACACTTGAGATCGGGATAGTACTCACGAATCCAGTCTTTCTCAAGGTTGTTGAATCGCTCTTCGTTGCGATCAAAGGACAAGCATTCGAAAGGAATGTTCTTGCCGTTCTTACCCTCTAGCCAGTACACGTATCGTGCAAGGACGTCACCTACGAGACGGACTTCATTGTCGCCATCGCGGTAAGAGTAAGAAGTGATTGACGATTTTTTGGCACCGCCTGCCGATTTATTAAATGAAATAGCCATTAGTGTATTTTCTCCTGTGGGACTTCTTCATATAGAAAGTATACTTCATTATCTTCTATACTCAGTAGTCTATTTTCTTCAAAAAGTTCTGGAGCTACAGTACAAAGTATTGAGTCCAGCGTGGTTTTCCCAGTTGCTAAATAGTCCGCATACGGACGTAGTGACGCTAAAGCAAGATACTGGGCTATCTCGCTATATTCGTACTTATAAGCATTGTAAAGTAGGACATCTGGATGTACCAAAAAGGATTCGCCAGCAAAATTAATATTACTATACTTATAAATTCTGTCATATTTGTTGCTCGGTATTGAAGCCGTTACTATCATTCTAAAGATTAAAAAGACAGCAAAAGGGCTTCCTTCGGCTGTCTCAAATATTCTTTTCCAATTATATAACAACATATTATACACTCATCTGAAGCATTTGTCAAGAAGTATTTTTCTATGTTCAAAGCTGTTTTATCTGATAACCTTGTTTCATGTAATAGCCCATTCTGTTAGACGCTTG